CTTAATTGATAAGGGATGGAGGAAAGGATGAGGAGCGGTTGGAAAATTAGAGTATTTTACGAAATACCAATGCGAAATGGCGTGTTTAGAGGAACTGAATACATTGATGTTACTACTAAGAAAGATTTGGCAGATGTTTTGCATTCAATAATTATTGTTGACGGTGGAATTGTAATGTCATGCAAACTTGTGATCGGATAAGGAATGGAGTAAAGGATGAGGCCAACCACGCATGACTAAGATCACAGGCAAGATAGAGCGCATCCCCGGCGACTTTAGCGGCAATGCCATCCCGATGATCGAATGTCCGGCCAGAGGCTTCGAGAAGGCATCCATTCAATCATGCCGCCAAATGTGCTGTAGCCATGCGTCAAAGGTGTTTATTGATTACGAGAAAGGTATCTGTGCAGTTGATTGCAAATACATGCCACCGACAGCGGAAGAGGTGTTTAAAGATAAAGCTTGACACTTACCGGTAACGGAGTAGATTGGCGGTATTGAAACGGAGGAAATTATTATGAACACAAAAGAGAAATCATTGAAGCTGGCAGAATTGATGGGGTGGGAAACATTCTCTGGAACGGAAAACACGCCAAACGCTGTAAATATCCAATATATTCGCCTTAAATACGGACAAAGCAACATTGGGGGGCAATTACTTAACCCATACTGCACTGATTCAGTAATGGGACACAGTCTCTCCCAATTCGCTGCCATCCTGCTCAAGTTTCCAGAGGTACTTGGCCACTCATTGGTGTATGGGTGTCGCTTCGATGGAGAAACCATGCAAGCCAACATCCTTGACGAAATACTGCGCATGAACGGGATTAATCCTGATGCCTAAAACAAACGCAGAGAACCAAGCTGGCTTCCGCCTGAGAATGGCGGAGGCTGGCTACAAGCGCAAAGAATACTGGGCTACGGCGGAAGAGCATAAGCTGCTCGCTGACGCGCTCAAGGAATCGAGGAAGGAAGAGAGGCAAAAATGAGCGAAGGTGAGGAGCTTTTTGTTCATCAATGCAAGGTGCTTTGCCTACATCCAGAGCGAGAGTTTAAGTTTCATCCAAATAGGAAATGGCGTTTTGATTTTGCTTTCCACGATGTTAAACTGGCAGTTGAGATTGAGGGCGGAGTCTGGACGCAAGGCAGGCACCTTAGAGGCAAGGGATTCGAGGCCGATTGTATCAAATACGCAGAGGCTGCATTACTCGGATGGACTGTGCTTCGCTTCTCGACAGGGCAGGTGATATCAGGCGAGGCAATTGGATATGTCGAGGAGATCATCAACGGAAGAGCCGATCAAGGCCGATGTGAGCAAGATGGTGATAACGATAGTGGAGGTAAACCATGACTAAACCGCATATGGTGGTATTTATATGGAGGAAGGCATGAAACATAACCGCCGCACAACAACAGCAAAGCTGAAATCAATCGGCACCAAATACGCTATATGTACTTGCGACAAGATTGGTAACAAGGCCGTGCTGAAAACGGCAGGATGCCAGAGATGTGGAAAGGTGTATAAAGAGGAGGACATGAGATGAGCTATTTGTGTACCGAGGACAGGTTTCTCGAAACGGTAAAAGATCATCAGATGAAGGTGTTGCGTGATAATGGCGTCGAACGCCACATTCAGTTCAGGTGCAATGGAAGATATTTTGAATCATTTGAGCTGATCACTTGGCCGGGTCATCTAATGATCACCGGTGACTACGGCACCTATGTGTTTTGTAGGATAGAAGACATGTTCGCTTTCTTTAGAACAGATGGAAGCAAGGTTCGCCTACCAATCAATCCGAGATACTGGGGAGAGAAGCTTCTATCTGTCTGCAAGCTCGGCGGGTTTATGGAGTTCTCCGAAGAGAGATTCAAGAGCAATGTCATCGACATGATCAAGCAGCAATTCGATGGCGAGGATGCCGAACGTGAATCTGAAGTCATTGCCGATGTAGAGGAAAGTATCTTTCCGATCACCGATGACGGGATGGTTCGTGCCTGCGATGCGGTGATCGAGTACAAGCATGAGAATGGCTTCCAGTTTATTGATGCATGGGATTGGGTCGGAGGCTGTAACGACTACACGTACCATTATATCTGGTGTTTATACGCCATTGTTTGGGGAATACAGCAATACGACAAGTCAAAAGAGTCTCTGGAGGTGACATGAACACCAACGAACACGAACTAATGACCGAAGAGATGCTCCGTATTCGCTCTTAGCGCGACTTTCTCGCAAAGGTAATAGGCGAGGCAGCAACTGAGGAGCTAAAGCGGAACAGACGCACTATCAAGGCGCTGGAATATGAGGTCGAGCTACTGGAAAGCAATCTTGCTCAAGCACTTGCTGGATTAAAACCGGATGATTATTCTAATTAGGCGACTGCGGCCTAAAGCGGAAGATCAACGGAAGAGCGTAAGCCATGAGTGCGCACCGATGTATCATAATGGCATCGAACCGTGGCAGCTATCCATACACACCTCCCGTAGGGGATAGCCGTGGGGCGCGAATACGTAAAACGCGCACTTGCCTAAAATTTAAGCACTGTCTATAGTGCGGAATATGGCAGAGAACGCTCAAGAGAAAAACAAAGGCGGCAGGCCGACTAAGTACAAGCATGAATATGCCGAGCAAGTGTACAAGCTGAAGCTTGATGGCAAGTCAGATATGTACATCGCTGATTTTTTCAAGATAAGCAGATCAACGTTGAGTTTATGGAAGGTAGAATACAAGGACTTTTCGGACAACTATAAAAAAGGAATTGAGGAATACGATGAAGAGTGTGTCCATCGAGTAAGGAACGCTCTCATGGAGAGGGCGCTAGGTTACACTCATGCTGATGTGCATATCTCCAGCTATCAAGGTGTAATTACAGCTACGCCAATCAAGAAATATTATCCACCCGACCCTACTGCTTGTTTGGGATTTCTGCACAATAAAGCACCTGATGAGTGGAAGCCTAGAAAGGCAATCGATGTTGATTCTCCACCTAGCCAAGCAATTACTCTCAACATAGTAAACCCGCATGCCGCAGATTAGCCCGACAAAACCACAATATGATTACATCATGTCACAGGCTCCATATCCGGCAATGGTGGCGGGGTTCGGAAGCGGAAAGACGGAAGGCGCTGTACTAAGGTCAATTATTGGCAAGCTGCGATACCCGACACTGAATAGAGGGTTCTATGAGCCGACCTATGACCTGCTGCGCATGATCGCGTTCCCAAGATTCGAGGAGATACTGGAAGCACTAGGAATTAGCTATAGACTGTACAAGTCGCCCCTGAACTATCTAGACATTGAAGGATACGGTAATATCTACTTTCGATCTATGGACACCCCTCACCGAATCATCGGCTATGAGCATGCAGATGCAGACGTTGATGAGCTTGATACGCTGAAAGAGGATTATGCCGCTAAGGTATTCAGGATGATCGTTGCTCGTAACAGGCAGCTAAAGCCTGATGGCATGCCGAACACAATCGGATGTACCACCACGCCAGAGGGGTTCAAGTTTGTCTACAAGACATGGAAGCGAGACCCGAAGCCGGGATATGAGATCATCCAAGCGAGAACGGAGAGCAATCCGCACTTGCCAGAAGGCTACATTGATTCGCTCAAGGCCATTTATCCACCACAGCAGTTAGCCGCATATCTCGATGGCGAGTTTGTGAATCTTGTCAGCGGAACGGTGTTCAACGCATACGACAGGATCAAGCATCGCTCTACAGAAACCATCAAGGAGAAAGAGCCGCTGCGCATAGGCATGGACTTCAACGTGCAGAACATGAGCGCGGTTATATATGTGATGAGGGGAACGGCATGGCACGCTGTTGGAGAGCTGACAGGCATCTATGATACCCCGGCAATGATTCACGCTATCAAGGGGCTTTATCCAGAGCACTCAATCCGCATTTATCCAGACGCATCAGGAGCAAGCAGAAAGACGGTTGACGCTTCAACGTCCGACATTGCGCTTCTTGAGCAGGCAGGGTTTCAGGTTTACGCGCATAAGCAGAACCCGTTGATTAAGGATCGAGTCATATCGACAAACAAGGCATTCACCGATAACCTGCTGTTGATTAACGATGAGAAGTGTACAGAGTTTGCAAGGTGCATGGAGCAGTTGGCGTATGACAAGAACGGAGTTCCGGACAAGGGCAGCAACCTTGACCATTTGCCGGATGCTGGAACGTACCCGATAGCATACGAGCTACCAGTTAATAAGCCTGTGTTGATAACCGGCATAAGATCGGCACATTAGGAGATAGAAGATGGCAATCGATTTCAAGCACCGCGAATATGAGGCGAACATTGATAAGTGGAACCTCATCGACAACATATGTGAGTTTGAGGATGTGGAGCAGTATCTAATCAAGCTTAACCCTGATGATGATTCTAGTGAGAACACAACCCGCAATAACCAGTACAAGAAACGGGCGGTATTCTACCAGATCGCAGGCAAGACAGTCTCCGGCCTTGTGTCGATGGTGTTCAAGAAGTGGCCTAGTCTCTCGGTGCCGACTCAGCTTGAGTATCTTAACAAGAATGCAGACGGTGCGGGTATGTCAATATTCCAGCAGTCACAGGATGTGGTTGAAGATGTGATTAAGGTGGCACGCAATGGCCTGTTCGTGACCTACCCAGAGACGGAAGCGACACTAAGCCGTGCAGACATGGACAGCGGCAACTACTTCGCAACCATCCATGAGATTGACGCGCAGGCAATTCGCAACTGGCGGCTTATCAAGTCCGGCGCACAGGTCAAACTTGGCCTTGTTGTGTTCGAGGAAGAGGTAGAAGAGATTGGCGAAGATGGCTATTCAACCGAGAGCGTTAAGCAGCTTCGAGAGCTATCGCTTGAAGGCAATGTATTCATCGATCGGAAATGGAGAAAGACCAAAGACAAGAAAGATGAGTGGTATATTTTCAACGAGTCAATCCCTACCGATGGCGCTGGCCGGTCATGGTCAGAGATTCCTTTCACGTTCGTAGGTGCGACATCAAATAGCGCAGATGTTGATGATTCGATCATGTACGGGCTCGCCAAACTGAATGTAGGGCATTATCGAAACAGTGCAGACTATGAGGATTCGGTATGGTATTGCGGGCAGGCACAGCCGTGGATGAGCGGCATCAATCAATCGCACATTGACCTGATGAAGGAAAACAACATGTACGTTGGCGCAAGGCAACTTCTCGGAGTGCCCACAGGTGAGCAATTCGCGTTCGCATCAGCCCCGCCTAACACATTGGTTAAGGAAGCAATGGACGCGAAGATTGATGCAATGATCGGAATGGGTGCTCGGTTCATCATGCCGAACACTGTTGCCAAGACCGCAAAGCAGGCCGGGGACGAATCTGCCATGTCTCTATCAGCTCTGGCAATGATCGCATCGAACGTATCAGAGGCATATACGCAATGCATCAGATGGTGCGCCAAGTACATGAACGTTACTCTTGGTGAAAATGACGGATATGCTCTACCAATGGACTTTGTTGATCCTGACATCTCACCACAGGAGATTCAGGTTATGATTGCAGGATTTGTTCAGGGAGCTATTCCCGCCTCCGACTACTTCCGCTGGCTGAAACGTGCAGACCTGACCGATGAGGAAAAAACGCTTGAGGAATGGCAGGCGGAGGTTGATAGTGTTAGCATGCCAGATTTAGGAGCATCAAATGGCAATACAATATAATAGCTCGGACGCATTCGAGAAGTTGCGCGAGATTTTTCCTGACATTCCTGAAAACTGCATTGAGCTAACCATAAAGCTAAATGGTAAAGGACCGGTTGTTGTCGAGGAATGTTCGTTTTACCCAACATTTGAAAGTCGAAATTGGGGCGATGATAATGGGCTGTGATAAATTTATGGAATATTACCTTTTGGCGATGATGATTGTATGCCTCGCAACGTCGATTGCGGCGGCAATCTATTTCGCTATGAATGGAGTTTATTTTGTTGCTCTGGCTTTGCTGATTATTTTGCCTCCACTCGCCTGTATCGTAAAACACGAATGCCACAAGAATCGCTAAAGACAATCGCGACCCGTCATCAGCTTCATCTTGAGCGGTTGAAGGCTGGCGAGATTGGCAAGTTTGATGATTTCCTGCGTCAGATGGATGAAGATATTCGTGTCATGATTACCAGAGAGAACATCACAGACTATACACGGACTCGGCTAGAGCAACAGCTTTCATTAGTCGATTCAGTGCTTCGACGTTCATTAGATGGATACCGCACTATATGGGAGTCGTCACTTTCCGAAATTGCATCATATGAAGCAGGCTTTGAAGTTCGCGCTCTTAGCGGCGTAGTTGATGGAGTTTCATTCTCACTTCCGTCAGAGTCAGCATTGCTTACTGCGTATTCAGATGCTCCGTTGGCAGCCTATGGAGGAAAGGCTCTGTCTGATGTTTATTCGGGCTTTGAAGATGATGAGATAGCGCGAATGAAGGGAGTTATTAGAATGGGTTATGCCGAAGGTCAGACCAATGCACAAATATTAAGCAGAATCAGAGGCACTAAAGCGGCAAAATATAAAGATGGTGAGCTGGCTAAATTAAAGCGCAATCAGGAAACGCTGGTTAGGACATCCGTTCAGCACATGGCACAGCAGGCACGAAGTGCGGTACATGAGGCTAATCGCGATGTTATTGGTCAGGAAGAATGGGTAGCTGTCTTGGACACCCGCACATCCACCGAATGTAGATCACTGTCCGGCAAGCTGTTTGACATCGGCAAAGGCCCGCAGCCGCCACTTCACCCGCGTTGCAGATCGAATAGAGTTGCACGCCTGAAGAAAGAGTTTGCATTTCTTGAGAAGGGAGCAGAACAGGTTGCAAGATCGCCAGAGACTGGTAAAATATATCGGATTGACGCTAAGACCACATATTACGATTGGCTAAAGGATCAGCCAGCGAAGTATCAGGATTCGGTACTCGGCGTGACAAGGGCCAAGCTATTGAGAGACGGCGGACTGACTGCCGACAGATTCGCAGAATTGCAACTGGATAAGAACTTCGAGCCGCTTAATCTTGACCAGATGCGGAAGCTCGATCCTCTGGCGTTTGAGAGGGCGGGATTATGAGTGTTGTCAAATTCTACCCGAAGAACGCCGCAGATAATCCTGATAACGTTCTGGAGCAGGCGGTAGGTGAATACAGCGAAGTTCTTATCATCGGATGGGATAAGGGCGGTTTTCTTGATGTAAGGAGCAACAAAGGATTGCAGGCAAAAGATTGCCTATGGTTGATAGAGCAATTTAAAATGAAGTTGATTCGTGGTGATTACAGCGACGAATAAAAAAGGAGCGAAAAATGAGTGATAAGGTAACACCATTGCACGGAGCATCAATTTCAGATGCCATTAGCGCGGCTATTAAAGAAATGAGCAGAGAAATGCCAAGTTTTGTAAAGGCGCAAAAAGCACTTGCCGAGCTAAGAATGAATTCTTACAAGGCGCATATTGAGGCAGGGTTTACAGATGAGCAAGCCATTGAGCTTTGCAAGAATCCGTTTTGTTAAGAAAAAAGGAGCAAAAGGAGCGAAAAATGAGCGAAGAAGAAAAGAAAGAAGAGAACACGATCAAACCTGAAGATTTCGCAAAGTTACAGGCAGACCTAGAAGCTGAACGTGAATCTCGAAAGAAGCTTGAAGCTAAGAATCGTGAAATCCTACAGGAGAAGGCAGACGCTAAGAAGGCGGCTGATGAAGCCGCTGCTGCTGCCGCGAAGAAATCAGGCGATGTCGAGGCTCTCGAAAAGAGCTGGCAGGACAAGATAAAATTAATTGTAGAAGAAAAGGATAGTGTAATTTCCGTAAAGGACAAAGCCTTGCGTAAGGCAACCATTGATGCGAAGGCAACAGAAATGGCGGCTGATATTGCATTACCTAAGAGCGCTAAAAAAGTTAAGCGGTTCATTGAAGATAGGTTAGACATACGCATTGATGATGATGGAAATGTTACTTACATCATACTTGACGCCAATGGCAAGCCTTCTGCATCAACACTAGATGAGCTTCGTCAAGATGTTCAAAACGACGAAGGACTAGCACCTATGCTGGTTGGCTCCAAGGGATCAGGCGGCGGCGATGTTGGTAAGGGCGGCAAAGGAGGTGCTTCTAAAGTTACCCGTTCAGAGTTTGACGCAATGAATCCGACACAGAAAATGGAAGTTGCCACGAAGGCAAGAAAAGGCGAGTTGAAGATCGTCGATGATTGAGTGTTGACAATAGCAAAACGATGCCTATAATTTAGGCACAAATCGCCCTCCGATTGGCTGCGCCAAGACGAGCGCCGGGCTGCGCCCTGCATGATTAAATTCATGGGGGCGCTTTCTTTAAGGGTCTCCTAAATAAAAACCAAGGAGGCCAAAAATGGCTGAACACACTCTAACTAGCTTGGCTGCGGATATTTATACCGCCGCTGACAAGGTTGGCCGTGAACTGGTAGGAATGATCCCTGCTGTAACTGTCAACTCTGGTTCAGAAGCCGCTGCAAAGGATGACACTGTACGTGCATCATTCGCGCCAGCAGTTTCAACCACCACCCTTACCCCTGCAATGACCATCCCAGAGGGAACTGGTCAGACCGTTGCGAACAAGACCATGACACTCGACACCATGAACACGGTAGAAATCCCGTGGACTGGTGAGGGTATCAAGCACGTTCAGAACGGCGCAGGCTATGAAACCGTATATGGCGACATGATCGCACAGGCATTCCGCGCCCATGTAAATGGCATTGAGTCCGCTCTTGCCGTTGCTGCTCGCGCTGGTGCTTCACGCGCTTACGGTACGGCTGCAACCACTCCGTTCGGTACTGCCAACGATTATACAGACGCATCCAACATGTTGAAAATCCTCAAGGATAACGGCGCAGGCTCTTTTGATAACCAGTTGGTCATCAATACTGCCACTGGTGCGAACTTCCTCGGCAAACAGTCAGCAGTTAATTCGGCTGGTACTGACAGCATCCTGCGTCAGGGTGTAATCCTTGATGTTGCTGGAATGCCAATCCGCGAGTCGGCACAGTTGTCAACTCACACTGCTGGCACTGCCGCATCTGCAACCACTGACGCAACTGGCTACGCGGTTGGAACCACTACTATTACTCTGGCCTCGGCTGGTACTGGTACTATTCTGGCCGGTGACGTAATCACTTTCGCTGGCGACACCAACAAGTATGTAGTTGTGTCTGGTGATGCTGACGTTTCCAACGGTGGCACTATCACCATTCAGGAGCCCGGCCTGCGCGTTGCAATGTCTGCTGCTGCCAAGGCGATAACTATGGTTGCCACTCACAGCAACAACCTCGCATTCTCACGCTCTGCTGTAGAGCTGGCGATTCGTCCGCCTGCTGATCCGCTCGGTGGTGATGCTGCGGTAGATATGATGACTGTAACTGACCCTCATTCAGGTCTGTCATTCGCAATCAGCGTCTACAAGGGCCGCAAGAAGGCAATGATTGCTGTTGACTGCCTGTATGGTGTCAAGTGCTGGAAGCCTGAGCACGTAGCACTGCTGCTTGGATAAGGCGGCATAGAGTTGGGGATTGGTAGGCTCCTGCCAGTCCCCTCAACTATGCCACTTTAAGGAGAAGCAATATGAGTGATACATGTGAAACAGTAACAATCGAAACGGAAAACGGTCAGGTAACCATCAACAAGTCTGACTTTGATCCTGATAAGCATATTATTTCGGGAGAGAAGAAAGAGCCTGCAAAACGTGGACGCAAAAAGGCTGAATAATGACTACTATCGGCAATAACCCGACAGGTATCAAGAATACGTTCCCGCGCCATCTGGTAGATCAGCGCGGCACGCCGCTTGGTGATAACAATAACCCAATCTGCCAGAAGAGTGATAGGCACGGCCATGTTGAAGATGGTGAGATGTATCGCCACAGCGGTAAGCATGGATTATTGGGCAATGGTGCAACGACTGACCATATCATCTCGATTGTTGGAGAAGATTGCCATCTGATTAAAGCACATGCTGATATTCAGCAATCACCGATTACTGGACCCGTGTTCGTCTACATTTATGAGTCGCCTACATATTCAGCAATTGGAACTGCCGGAACTGTTATTAACGCAAACCGCAATTATTCAGACGATCCTGCGAACCCTCTTATTTACGAAGGCCCGACAATCACAGCGGTTGGAACGCTTCTGTATACAAAGATGGCGACAGGCTCAATTCAGGGCGGAAGAACTGAGCCGGATGAGATAGAGCTTATTCTTAAGGCTGGTCTTGAATATCTTGTTCGTGTTTCTAATGAATCTGGAAGTGGAGTCACTGAGCATACAATCGACTTTGATTTGTATCCTGAAACAGTGCC